GTTCCGTCTGGTGGTCGTCACTTCGCTATTTCAGCGGAAGGCTTACGTGATCTATTAGGCACTACTCAAATACAGAGTGCAGATTACAACGGTGTTCGCGCATTGATGCACGGTGAAGTTAATAGCTTTATGGGCTTTCAATTCCACACTATTGAAGCACGTTCTGAAGGTGGCTTAGACATTGCTTCTAGTGTTCGTGAAGGCTTCGCATGGCATGATTCAGCGATTGGTCTTGCAATCGGTATGGAAGTTTCCGCTAAAGTTGACTGGGTTCCTCAGAAAACATCATGGTTATGTAACGGCATGATGAAAGCTGGTGCAGTAGCTAGAGATGGCGACGGTATCGTATCTGTTAAATGGAATGAGTAATTTTTTAACTACTTAGGACTAAAACAAAGTTGAAACTAAGATGGCAGCGGCTTATAACTAGGTTAGCTGCCATTTTTTTTTAAGGTAAAGATATGGCAACAGATATTGAAATTTGTTCAAACGCTTTAATTATGATCGGACATGGTGCGATCGCCTCATTCACAGATGGTGGAGCCGGTGCTAATACAGCCGCCGCTTTATACGAAACCACTTATGAAAGTTTATTGTCTCAGCACCGCTGGCGTTTTGCCGCTGCTAAGATTACGTTGAGTCGAGTAACCTCTTCTCCGTTAAATGAATGGACATACGCTTATCAATTACCAGCTAACTATATTGCTGGTTTTGGTATCCATCCACGTGTTGATTATGAAATTTATGAAGATAAATTACTTTCCAACATGGACACTATAGATCTGGACTATATATTTAAACCAGATGAATCTAAAATACCAGCGCACTTTCAAAGATTGCTTGAATTTAGCCTGGCTTCAATTTTTGCAATCCCAGTTACTGACAACTCATCCAAGGCAGCAGAATATCGCAAGATGTATGAGGATCAACTGAGAAGAGCTAAATATATCGACTCGCAGGCACGACCGTCTGATGCGATTATTGACTCACCACTAGTGGATGCGCGCTACTAATGCCTAGAGTTATAAACTTACAAACAAGTTTTAATAGTGGAGTATTAGATCCACGACTCGCAGCACGTACAGATGTTAAACACTTTTACCAAGGTGCGGCTATCGCTGAAAACGTACAATCATTACCTCAAGGTGGTATGAAACGTCGCCCTGGTTTTAAATACATTGCTGCAATTAACACTGAGGCTCGTCTAGCCGCGTTCGCTTTTAATGTTGAACAGACGTATCTACTTGTTTTTACTAACAATAACATAGCAGTCTATAGGGACGATGTGTTTCAAGCTAACGTAACAACGACTTATACCACAGCGCAACTGTTTGAATTACAGTGGACTCAATCAGCCGACACCATGATTATTTTGCATAAGGATCACGCGCCGGCAAAACTGGTTCGTGGATCGACGCATTCTTCTTGGGCGTTATCTAACATAGCACTAACAAACATTCCACAATATGACTTCGGTTCTGGTGATGTAAATGTTTGGAGTACGTCAAAAGGCTGGCCAAAAAGCGCTACATTCTATCAAGGTCGGTTGTGGTTCGGTGGCTCAAGATCTCGCCCACAAACATTATGGGGGTCAGTGACAAATGATTTCTTTAATTATGATGTTGGTACGGGCCTAGACGATGAAGCGCTAGACTTAACGCTAGATACAGACCAGGTAAATGCGATAACAGCGGTATATGCTGGACGTCACTTTCAAGTCTTTACAACTGGTGGTGAGTTTTCGATTAATGATCTTCCGATTACACCATCTAAGAGCGCGGTAAGACGACAAACTCTATTTGGCGCCAGTAGTATTCCACCGAAATCAATCGATGGTTCGACAATCTTTGTTGATCGTACTGGTAAGTCGGTTCGTGAGTTTTTATACGCTTACGCAGAGGACGCATACACCTCTGGCACAGTTTCTTTATTAGCTTCGCATTTGCTTAATTCTCCGGTCGATATGGACTCATTAAGGGGTACAGATTCAGCAGACGCTAACTACGTTTATTTCGTCAATTCTGACGGCACAGTGGCTGTTTATAACTCACTTAGAGCGCAAGAGGTCGGTGGTTGGACTAAATGGACAACAAGCGGATCCATTGAAAGTGTATCGGTGGTAGTTGAAGATGTTTATTTTCTAGTTAAGCGCACAATCAACGGCGTTACAAAAAGATATTTAGAGAAGGTTGATCCAGACTCATACACGGATGCTAATGTTAGAAAGACACAGACATCCAGTAAAACCATTACCGGCTTAACTCACCTTAATGGTGAAGAGTGCAGGGTTAGATCTGATGGCGCGGTTGTTACTAGTGCAACACCTTCTGGTGGCTCGATCACCATGCTAACGGCCGGTGCTGATGTTGAGGTTGGTTTGAATTACAACACCAAGATTAAGACTATGCCAGTCAATCAAGACTTCCAAGATGGGCCGATATTAACAAGAAAGAAACGTATCGTTCGAGTCGAGGCTAATTTGTATGAATCTATAGGGGTTTCAGTCAACGGTGAATATATGGTTGATCGTAGTTTTGGAATGAATTTGGGTGGTGGTGTTACGCCGTTTACCGGTATTAAAGAAATGTTTTTGCTAGGTTGGACAGACTTAGCGCAAATAGAAATTACACAAGCGGATCCAGCACCGATGACGTTGCTAGGTATCGGCTTAGAAGTGGAGGCATAATGGGTCAGTTTATAGCTTTAATGGGAGCAGGAGCCAGCATAGGTACAGCAGCGGCTGGTGCAGCGGCAATTTCAGCAGGAACATTTGTTCCACTAACGGCAGCAGCAAGTTATGGCGCAGCAGTTATGCCAGCATTAACTGGAGCAGGCGCAGCAGCAGCCGGTGGATTTTTAGGGCTATCGTCCGGAGCCTGGCAGGGGATAAGTACCGCTGGCTCTATGATTATGGATGTGCGTGCAGGCAATGCAGAAGCTGCGGCTTATAAACAGCAAGCACAACAAGAAGAATTTGCAGCCAAGGATAGGGAGATTCAAAGACGTAAGCGCTTAATATCTTCACTGGCTTCACAGAATGCTTATCGTGGTGCTACTGGTGTTAGAGCATTTGAAGGCTCTCCAGCAGCGATGATGAAATCTGATCGAGAAGAATTTGATTACGATCAACTTATGGGCGATGCTAATTTATCGATGAAAACAAGCTCTTTATTAACTTCTGGTAAATACGCAAGACAATCTGGCTATGCAAGTGCCGGATCAAGCTTACTTAACTACGGATCAAAGAGGGCAAAACGTGGCTGAATTTCAAAGATACCAACGCTCTGAAATGGTGACACCTGCTGGTGTTTCTAACGCCAAGGCGCAAAGCTTTAAATCTTTGGCAAGCAGATTACAATCATTTGCTAACCAGCAAGGACAGTTAGCAGATCAAAGTGCTGCAAGAGAAGGTGAATTAGCTGGACAAACGGCCGCTTCTGGCAAGAGTAGTGGTGTTCAGATGCAAGATGCAGACACAATCAGAGGTCAAGCGTTCAATAAAGGCGCAATGATGGCACATGCTGCTCAGATTCAGATTGATGTTAGATCTGATGTAGCAAACTATGCAAGAACAAATCATCTTAACGTTGAAGGTTTTGACTCTCAAGTTGAAGGCATGAAAGCCGGCCTATTAAAAGAAGTCGATCCGATATTACGCCCACATGCAGAACAAGAGATTAATAGCTATGCTGCAAGCGCAAGATCCAAGATCCAAGATAATGTTTACAAGAAGGAAATGGACGCCAACCTAGCCACAATTAATACTGCGGCAACCGTCATGCAAGAAGATATTTTGAATGCTGCACAAGATGGTGATCTTGAAATGCTTGAAACGAAAAGAGCGCAATTAGCTGCCCTTTATCAAGAAGGCGTTAATGAAAACATACTTGATCAATCAACACTATCTAAACAGATAGAAGTGTTGGATGAGATGATTGATGGTCGGATAATGGAAGGTTATTTCGATAGATTAATTAAGGCCGGAAATCTTGAAAAAGCTCAAGAAGAGCTAAATAAGTTTGACAAAAAAGAAAGCAATCCAACAGAAAAAAACATATCTCTATTACCAGAAACAAGAATAGGTATTGTTTCTAGGGCGCAAGCTAAGATTAACAAGATCAAAACTGCACAGAAAACAGCCGCAACAGTAAAAACCAAACAAGCGAAGAGAGCTTTAGATGATTTCAATTCGGTAATAGATCAAGGACACCTTCCTAACGAGCAGGCATTGAATTTAGCCTTAGAAAACGCACAAGGAACGGAACATTACGATGATCTTGTAGGAATACAGACATTTACTAAGACATACACTCCGTTCATAGCGCTTCCAGCAGAAGATCAAGCAAATGCAATAGCTCAAGCTAAAGCTAAAAAGAACATGAGCGCGGTGGAAGTAAAGATCTGGGAGCGTTTAGAGAAGGTTCACAATGACACGGTTGAAGAAGCTAAAACTAACGGTCTTGAGTTGTACTACAAGCAAGGGATTGTTGACACTCCGCTGCCAGAGATTAACTTTGATCTTTTAGCTTCCACCAAGATTGTCGATGGGAAACTGGTAGCTAAGTCGAAAGAAGAAGTAGCTGAAA